TGCTGCATGGCGGCGTTGGCTTGGGCTTTCTGGCCGCCCACATACTGTCCGATAGAAGCCAACTTGCTAGTCCTGTCTTGGTTGATGGAGTCAAGGTTGGTGTTATAGACGTTCTTGTTGGAGTCTAGGGCGTTACCTAAGAATGAGCTGGCACCCACGCCATTAGCCCCATAGACACCGGAAGTTTGGTTATTGGTGTCGCCGTAGCTTTGGTTCAGTCCCTTAATCTGGGTGTCATAGTTCTGGTTGTACTGGTTGACTTGGTCATTGGCGACACGGTCATAGTTACCTAATAAGGACTGGTAAGCCCCTTGGATAGCTGCGATACGGCTACGCACCTCATTCTGCATGGCAGCACTACCATAGGCTCCGGCTGCCCCTCCAGCTCCGCCCCCACCGGCTACATTACCATAGGGGTCATAGGCTAATTGGGCGCTAGTTTGGGGGGAGTGGCCTGAAGCAGTCAGGTGAGGTACAGGATGGCCGTAAGCACCTGGTCCGGTAAAAGCTGGGTTGCTGGAACTTAGGATACCGCCGGGATTAGATAAGGCGACGTTGGGGTTGGTGATGTTATGGCCGAGATTGGTTAGCTGTTTATTACCAGTAAGGGCGCCTGCGGCTTTGGCTACGCCACCGATAGGCTGGGCGACAACATGGACAGCCGAATGATAAAGGTTACTGAGAGCTGACATTTTTTCATATTAGGCCTATCTGTTAGCGTATCTTTGGTTTTATGATACCACAACTATTCAAATAAAATAGCTCGGTTGGGGATGAACTGGTTACAGTAGGCGTTGAAGTCATCGGTCAGCACATAGGGCGGAACAAGGGTGCAGGCAGTGGAATTACGTTCATCTGCCAGTACAGCATCGCTGCCGACATATCCGGCCGTGATACGCTGGAACTCGGAATCTTGGTTATAGAAATCATTTAGGGTAGTTGTCAGTTGCGACTGGCTGGTCACCGGTAACTGGCTCCAGAAGTAGTGCATGAACTCATAGGCTACTGTGTTCAATTCTTGTGACTTTTCCTGCCCGGACTTGACCTTAATATTATTAGGCGCTGTGAAACTACCGACCACGACATCACTAGGTGATACATCACTGGCGGATAACTGGTCGGCGAAACTTAGGTTGACGTTAGAGGTGTCTATACCCAGTTGCTGGGCATCGGCTAACAGGATAGGGTCTTGAGTGAGTGGCTTGGCAACGCCATTAGGCGTAGTCAGGTGCGGATAGCTACTCAATCCTACTGCTGCCCCGCCCACAAAAACCACGAAAACCAAGACGATTACTAAGATGATTTTCAGTAGCTTTTTCACGCTTGGGAGTATAGCACACTGTTAAAATTAAGTCAATACCTGTATCAGTTCACCTTCAGCGAAGATGGGAAGATGAAAGCGGAATAGGCTCGGTAGCGGAACTTAACCCCAAGGACAATAAAGGTCTGGTTGATGATGCCGTTGCTGACCTGGACTTTGATGGAACGGGACTTGGTGTTTATTCGGAACCTGTAAGGTATGTTGGTAGAAGCTGTCGTTACGCCTGTACTAGAGGTGCTGACCGTGCCACCGAGCCGGTCGCCACCGCCGAGGATGTTGGTAGCTAGGCCACCCGTGGTGGAAGAAGAAACGGTCGTGGTCTTGAGGATATTGCCGTTGTCGGTATAGAAGGTGACAGTAATAGTACCGACCAGTTGTCTAAATAGGATGTCACAAGTCACCCAGCGCTTATAAAGGCTGAAGTTGCCAAGGTCAAACGCCTTAGATGTCCATTGGGCGGAGATGGCCGACCCGTTAGAGTCATAGTTAGTAGTGAATTTATAGACATTGGCTGAACTGGCCGAGGTGAAATAGATGGTGTCGGTGTTGGTAGAGTCGGTGTAGACGGTGAAACACTCCGGCTGGATATGGGTCAGTTTAGAGAAGGCTTGGAAGCGGCGGTCATAGGTTAGCGTGACGTTGTTAGCCGTAACACCGCCGGAAGGAATGCCCAAGTAATAGACATACTGGTTGAACAGGGCAGTAGCGTTGGTGTAGTTAGTCGGGTTGATGACCTCTATCTCAGGGTGGATTCGGGCTGACAGTTCGTTAGTACGGATGACATTGAAGTAGTTAGGCTCGTTGCCGAGGACGAAGATACCGTTACGGGTCAGGAAGAAGCAGTCGTTCTCCACGTTGTCTATGGAGCGGTGTGACACGCAGCCGTAGGACTTGGAAACGGGCGAGACAGTCGCCCCGGTTGAAGCGTTAAGAGTCAGTTGGTAGATGGAGCGTTCCTTGAAGACAATCAGGACGTCTTGGAACTTAGCCAGTCCGGTAATCTTATCGCCGTCAAACTTGTTGATATCCACTACGTTGGCGTTGGCATTGCCGGTAGCGTCAGAGCTGAAAGCAGTCGCACCAGGTACGTTCGGACCGCCGGAATCGGCGTCGTTACTGTTATCCGGCTGGGGTTGTGTACCACCGGTGGTTACAGTGAACTCGCTGGCATCTGTGGTCTTAGAGATATACAGGCGGTTAGGCTGCCCGTCCACCCCAGCTACGAAGTGCCGCCCTTGGTAGAATATACCGAACTTGGCTTTGGGGGCGTGGCCGTTTCTAGTCAGCGTCCCACCGGAGGCAATCTTAGCGATGGCACTGGTACCGTCAAAAACATACATGGCACCGTTGGCTTGGTTGAAGTTTATCTGAGCCGAGGAGCTGAAACTGGCACCTGATACGCTAGTCCAAGTAGTACCGCTAAGGAACTTCAGAGCCGTGCCATCTACCGTGTAAAGTAGTTTATTAGAAGCAATGGTGTCGGAGAAGTAGGCCAGACCTCTGGGGTTGTTACTCAGACCCGTCCCAACATTGGTAAAGCCATAGGACTTGGCAGCCGCCCCGCTCTCCACGAACATGATATTCTCTAGTGAAGTGGATTCCTTGTCATCAACCAAGTTATCTGAGATGAGATTGTTCAGACCTTTTGATGGATTTAGGACAACCAGCTCGGCGTAGGCAGTCCGGCCGCCACGCTTTTGGGGAATCGTCTGTGCCATGGTTAGGCTCCCGACCAGTTTACCCCAGTATCATCTATGTCACCGATATTGGTGTAGTTCAGCTCGTGCAGGGTACGGCCTCTCACAGCTGGTTTGCTGCGGTTATACTGGGCGATGACTTCCTCTAATTCCATTTGGAACAGGTATTCTTCTTGGGCGATGTCGGCTTGGGGGTCTTCAGCTTGGCGCACATAGGTCAGCGCCCCTCTAGCGAGAGCCATACTGGAGGGGAAGGGCGTAGCGATGGAAGCATTGATAACTGGTGTTACATTCTCGTAGAAAAGGGTCAGCGTAGAGGAGGTAGTTTCGTTGGTATTGAGCTTATAAGTGCCTTCATATCCCGTCAGCCAGTAACGGAACGACCCAGCGCTGAACTTATCCTGGTCCTTATAGGGTATCTGGACAAAGACGTTGTCAGCCCCAGCCCCCGTACCTTTGATACGGACGTCTAAGATGCTGTCCTGATGCACTGTGGTAGGCAAGGAGGCGATTCCGCCCACCAGAGCTATAGTTGCCGTAGATTTGCTGAAAGGCCAGTCATAGGCCCTGTAAACACGCTCTAAGGCCCTTTGGATAAAGGCTTGGCGGTCTTCCGTGCCAGAACTAGGTACACTGGTTTCCCCTAAGAGATACGATAAATCCTGCATAACTGAGGTTTGAGTGACAGACATTACGCCACGCTCCGGGTATTATATTCTGGGAAGGCTTTGAACATCTTGGCGGCATTATTCTTGTCGCTGAAGGCTCTTGGGTCGGATTTCATAATGGCGTAGTAAGCGCCGTGCGGGAAGGCTAGGGCGTTTCTGAAAGTCTTATCAGCTCTTTCTGACTTAGTGACACCTATAGCCCGGCCGTGCTTGTCTACCTGTTCTCTAAGCATGGCGTTCTCCTTGATGACTGCCCGGTATTCCCGGCGATTACGCTCCGACAGGTTCAGGTATAACAGGTCGTGGGCAGCTCGCCAGCGTTTCGGCCCAGGCGGGTGTTTCAATATCTCATCAATCACCTTGTTAAAGGTCTTGTAGGCTTCGGATACGGCGTCAACTTGCTTCATGGGTTCACCCAACTGTTAGAAGGATAATCATAACGGTACAGCTTGCCGTCATCACCCAAACCGACCGTGGAACTACCCGATGGTACGACTTGGATTATGGTGACGTCGTCTGGTTTCATATTTTCTCCAAGGGTGGCAGCCAAATTACCACCACCCTGCATTTGTTTGTTACTGGAGGTTGAACGCTTGGAAGCTTGACTTCTCGTTCAAGGCTTCAAGGGTCAACTCACCAACAATCATTCCCTTGCTGGAGTAACCAGTCCTTGGGATTTCTTGGTAGTGAGGCTCATCCAGGTGAGCAACTGCCCACTTGTCCTGTTGTAGACCAATGACGTTCAGGTTAGTGTCGTCAGAGTTCTGTACCCAACGGTGTTTGTGGATGTTGACACGGCCGAAGTCTGAGTCATATACATTTATGACGTTGTTGACTGAGCTGGTCGTGGCGTCTACGAAACGGGTGTTGGTGTTGGTGAAACCGCTGATGCGCCGCTTCAACCTAGCACCGACGTAGACGTTATCCACGATACCGCCGTTTGTCCAGGCGTTCTGGAAGTAGTCGTTCAGGATTGACTCGCTGAGCGATACGGAAGCCTGGTTGGTGGTCAGGGTGGTTATCTGCGCCCGTACACCAGCCATCTGGCGGGCTGCGGAAGCTGAGGTGTTACCGGAAGCCAGAGAGTTTCTGACGATGGAGAACTCAGCGTTACGACGCCATTCAAGCAGCGCCTTCTGCATTTCGTAGGTGTAGCGGTCTTTGAAACCAGCTGTGTTACTGTTGCGTTCACTGTCGGTAATCTGGAACTCGGCAGAGATAATCTGCGTGTAGTTCGCTTTACGGACAGGGTTGGTCCTAGCGGCGAAAGCCGGGTCAAACCCTTCGTTCTGGCCTGCGCCAGTCACGGTAGCTAGGGTGTCAGTCAACCATTGGTGGTAAGGTTGGCTGGCTTTGTGTTTCTGAAGGCCGACATAGAGTTGGTCTTCTTCGGGGTCAATGTTGACGATAAGGTCAAGCAAATCTTCCCGAACCGCCGGGTCGTTTACTGTAATAGCAAGTGCCATTGTTTATTCTTCTTTCTGCAATGTCCTATTCCCAGCCCAAAAAGTTCCTTAACAATTTGTTAGCGGCTTCGGTACGGACTTGCGCATTAGGGTTTTTAAGGTTACTGCGGGCCTGCGTCAAGGAGTCTGCTGCGTCATTGGAGGTGCGTCCGGCTGTTTCCAACTGAGCCGACTTTTGGACGACGGTGTTGGTGGTGGCCTGCTGCATGCCTGCTGACTTAGCGCTGCCTATTCGCTTAAAGAGTTTATCTGCTACCTGAGCTGGAGTGGGCAACTTGACGCTGTTAGGGTCGTTGGAACGGCTCAACAGGTCGGTCGCTTCGCCAATCCGTGCCTGGTGGACGAGATTGTGTAGCTCTTTGTCGTTTTTAAGGTCCGGATACTTGCTGTAGGCTTTATCCCACAGGCGTTTCTCTTGCTCGTTTTCAGCGTACATGCGCTGGGCCTGAGCTACGGCGTTCTGTTCGGCTTGGGCGATACGTTGGTTAATCGCACCTGCCAGTTGGTTCGGGTCAATCAGGCCGTTCTCGTCAGCTGGCAGCTGGGAGAAGTCAATGGGCGGGACTGGTGTAGGAGCCTGGTATGTTAGTGCTTCTTCCTCGTCATCATCACCATCTTCCGTAGGCGCATCCGTGCTTGTAGGCGGTTGAGCGGTCTGCTCGGTTGCCTCGGATGCCTGCTCGTCTGGAGCAGCTGTTTGGGTTTCTACTTCGGCCGGTGCCTCGGTAGGGGGCGTATTTTCGGGTGGTGCAACGGCTGTTGCTTCTTCCGTGGGCGTATCTGTTGTTGGTGTTGTGGTTGGTTCCACTGCTTATCTCCTTGTATATTAATCGGCTTATATCACTGTTGTCAATCTTTCGCTATCAATCTCCCTAAGTTACAGTTTCGTATAACACAGACCTCGGCATAGTAATCGTTGGTCTCGTCATCTGGGTCTCTCTGGTAAACATGGTCATGGTTGGTGTCGTACATCGGCTTGAGGTCTTTCTTATGGATGCGCTCCACGACTTCGTGGCGGCTGTCTAACGGCTCTTTGAGTTTCTCCTCGTCAGATTTCACGCTCATCGTCCATCGCTTTCTGGTATTTGGCAAGCTTCTTGGCTTGTTTCTTAGCCTGTTGGCCGGTATGTTTGAAGTTCTCAGGAGTCTCAATCATCAGTTTCATGCCCTGAATCATGCCTCGCAACACCCAGTCTTCCTTATCACTGGCAATCTTACCGCTCAGGATACGCTCGGTATATTCCTCAATGGTGGGCTTGACGACGTTCTCAACGTACCACTGGTACTCGGGTATATTGGTAAAGACCTCAATCTTACGGCCGTCCTCTATCTGATGGGCATAACGGATTTTAGCTTCTTTAATTTCATCCATTCTTTTTCTTCTTTCTTCCGGTTACTCGGCTGACGGCTTTCTGGACGGGATTCTGGGGCTGGCTGGCCTGGTGCTGGAACTCGGCAGCGGCCTTCATCTGGTCAAACTGCTGCTGATGGGCTTGTAACTGTAGTTGGGCTTCCTTGATTTGCTGGTCGTGGGCTTGCTTGGCCTCAGCCAGAGTCATCTTATGGGCGGATTGGGCTTCTTTAAGCTGGCTGGCTTGGTGGGAGTCTACGGCCTTCAGAACGTGGTCAGGCGTTACTTGGGTCGGGTCGGGTGTTCCGGGGGGAATGCTGCCAGGGCCTTCGCTGGGCGGTGCGCCACCAGGGCCGGTCTGTTTAGCAGCAAAGACATCACCTTGGACTGGTTGTTCAGAGGCTCGTTCTGGGGCAGGTTGGATACCACTACGCTGGAGTAGCTGGGCAGCCTCACTACCGTATAGCTGGTTGAGGTCAATCTGCCACTTCTCGTTAGGCATGATAAACGGTGTCTGGGAGGCTTGGATGGCCTGCTGGACGTCCTGTTCGGGCAAGATATATTTGTCAGCTTGGCTACGTCCCATCAACAGGGCATAGTCTTGGAAGATGTTAGCGAAGTCCAGGTAGAGAGGGGAAGTGGCAAACCTAGTGGCTTGGGACTGCTCTACCGAGGCTTGGTGTAACTGCTGGAGTTCCTGTAGGAATAAGGTTTCCCGCTGCATTTTCTCATCCTGCGAGGCTGGGTCCATGGAGGCTTCGTCAATCGTCAGCTCCATATCGCCTTGCATATCTTTTGGCGAGACTCTCATTGGCACTTTGCGTCCCTTGACGGTAACGGAGATGTCCACCGGCTGGTCCATGAACTGCTGATTGTTGGACAGCCACATCCGGCCTATCTGCACGATGGATTGGGAGAAGTTCTGGCGCATGAAGGTGACGACATCGCCAGCCGCTTCCTGTAATTTGACGATGCCGGTAGCCGTACCCTTGGTCTTGTCAGTCTGGTCGTTAGGTAGCCCGGCGGCGTACTGCGAGATGGTGACCCCCTCTACGGCCGAATCAAGGTGGTTTAAGATGGTCTCCATGGCACGAGGGTCAGGCATGGCGTGTTTGAACTGGGTAGGAGGTGTCTCGCCCCTAAAAGTAATGGTGCCGCCGGGTTCAACTATATAGTCATTGACGTTACTGTTCTCTTTAACCATCAACATGGAGTTCTCAGCTAAGTTCCACTGGTCTAGGAAGTGGTTATAGACATCGTTATAGGCACTCTGGAGGCGGTAGGTGGTCTCGTAGATACCCTCGCCCCAGAAATCAAAGGGGCGCTTCTTAACATGAAACTTAACGAGGGGGTACTTGCCGAACCAGTAGGGGTTCTTACGCTCTAGGAGAGGCACCCAGCCGCTGGGGCCGCTGTCGGTGGACTGGCTCTCAGCGAAGGTCTGGATAGTGTCGCCCTCATAACATTCGTAGACCTTGACCCTATCTATGGTGTCGTCCTTGCGGTTCTGGGTGGAAGTCAGGCGGTTACGGGAGAAGTTATAGGCCGTGAAGTCGTCGTCATAGGCGTCATTACCGCTCAGTTGGTCAAGGTTGTTATAAATGCCAGCGTCTTTCAGCTCCTTCATGGTCTTATACTCCTTGATGATTATCCATGGGGCGTTATAGAGGTCGGTGGCGGCCGGGCTGACTAGGACGTTGAAGATGTTGACCGGCTCTACGTCGTTATAGGAAATCTTCTTGGTGGTTTTCTTCTCTTTAGACAGGTCGGCGTTGCCCTCGGCATCTATCTCCCGCTCGTAACGCTTGTCCTCGTCCACGCACCACTTGACCTTTACAAGTCCTGTTCCAGTGACAACAGCATCCAGTAAAGGAGCAAACAATTTATCACGCATAGAATTATCAAGGTAAGGATTCTCAAAATCATATTCCAACTTCCTCTGGGCTTTCATGGCTTTCTCGTCTATGTCGTCCAAACCTTCTTCGGGATTGGAGACCCGCACTTGGAAGCCAGGCTTAATCGCCAGGAACTTGGAAACCAACGCCCAGGTCTGGCGGGCTAGGACAGGAACATACACCTTGGAACGCCAAGGAGCCGGAATCGTCCCCATGACGGTGTAGAGGGAGTCGTACCAGTTGGAAAAACGCTTGAACAGCTTGGCCTGCTGGCCGACCGCCAACTTAGCTCGCTCCTCCCAGACCTCTGCTTTAGTAAATGTAGTTTTTTTTGCCATTAAAGTTTTTAAGGCGTATATGGTGTAAGTTTAGCATATTATATCCCTGCCCCTAGTGTCGGCAAGGTATGCGAAACCGTCTGGATTAGGGGTAGACAACTGACGATACCCCAAGCCACATTCACAGTAGTCGGACTGGTGGCCGGGG